GCCCTCATCGAGTCCGAGCAAATCCCCCGAGCAAACGACCTCCTGACCAGCGTGTTCGACGCTGGGATGGCGGGGGACATGAAGGCAGCGGAACTGTTCTTCAAGGTGTGCGGGCTGATCCGAAAGCAGACCGACGACGCGGCTCTGACCGAGCTTGCCCAGAAGTTGCTGGACGGCATGCTGGAGGAGGCCCGCGCCCGCAAGGCAGCAAATGTCGGCGCCCGCCCTTGAGGGCATCGAAGAACTGTTAGGTCTGATCGAGCAAGACGATCCCCTCACGGTCGACACGCTAACCGCCGGCCACGCCAAACAAGCCCAAGCTCTCCGGGACCTACTCACCCACGAGAACCGGGATCACTCGTGGATGACCAGCCGCCGATCGGGCAAGACCACCGCGGCGGCTTTCGCCCTCCTGCTCTACGCCCTCCAAGGCCCACGCCGTAACTGCCTTTACATCGGCCTGACTCGTATGCACGCCTGGGACGTGATCCTCCGGGAGATCTTCCTCCCCGTCCTCGAGGCTCACGGAATCAAGCACTCCCTGAACAAGGTTCGCCAGCAAGTCACCTTCCAGAACGGCTCGGTGGTCTCGTTCGGTGGCTCGGACGACGTGAAGCACATCCAGACCATCCTGGGCAACCGGCTGTCCCTGGCAATCATCGACGAGCAACAAAGCCAGCCCCCGGTGGTACTGCGCCAGCTCGTGGACAAGATCCTCCCCCCGGCCCTGTCTGACTCGGGTGACGGCCGACTCCTGCTCTGTGGCACCTGGCCCGACGTCGAGGCCGGCTTTGCCCTGGAGACGTTCCGGTCAGGTCGCTACATCACCCACACATGGGCCATGTCGGACAACCCCCACCTGAAAGACCCCGAGGTAGAGAAGGAGCGGTATCTCAAGGCCACCGGTCGTTCGCGTCAGGACCCCGAATTCCTCCGAGACTGGGAAGGCGTCCCGGTATGGTCCAACGTCGCCACAGCTTACCGCTACGAGGCGAAAAAGAACGGCTGGTCAGGTAGCCCCGCCGGCTGGTCCGAGGGCTTAGAACTCAAGCCAGGGCGTCTGATTGCGGTTACTCCGCCCGAGGGCGTCAATTGCTTCACCATCGGCATCGACCCCGCACACTCGTCAGACCGGTACTGTGCTGTCGTTTGGGGCTGGTCCAGCCACAACCCGGTAGGTCTCTGGCAGGTAGCCGAATGGGTGACGCCGAAGGCCGCGTTCACGATGGCCAGCCAGTGGCTAGCGGTCCTGAAGCTATTCGCCAAGCACTACAGCCCGGTAATCGCGATCACATCGGACTCCCAGAGCACCCCGGACGACGTAGCCCTGAACGAGTACAGCCTGGTGATCGAGCCGGCAAAGAAAGGCGACGGCTCCCTCAAGGCTCGCGTCGACAGACTGGCGGACCTACTTGGAACAGGCAGAGCACACGTTCTCATCGGCTCCGACCTCGAGGCTGACCTCAAGGTGGCGAAGTTCGACCTGGAGCAGCGAGCCCTCGGGAAATACAAGTGGGACGACACGGTCATCCACCCCGACGTGGCGGACGCAGCCACATACGCCCTGCCGACCTACATCGAGTCAGCCGGCAATCCGCCTACGCTCAACCCCCCGATGTTCGACGAGAACGCCTGGCGCACGTCGTTCAAGCCTCCCCCCGTGGACTACGGGTACGACCAGCACAGCGACAGCTCAGACTACGGCGGCCCGCAATGAGCCACGAATCCCCTATGAAACGTGGCGAAGCTACCGCGAAAGGACGCAGTAAGGCGTCTATTCGAGACGTTCGGTAGCGCCCCCCCGAATATCGCGGCAATCTCCGTCGGTGCGGACGGGTCGGTGAGGGTGGAATACCGGGAGGTGAGCGTAGCCCCGGCTGCGCCTCCAGCCCCGGTCAAGTTCGTGCCTGGGACGAACATCCCCGACGACGGTAGCCCGCTGAATGCGGCTGACCTGACGCTCAACCCGATCGACCTGGAGGAGAGGAATTGAACTGCGACCGTCACTCCTGCCTGCTCGGTGGCTGTCGGAAGTGGCGGGCCCGGTGGCCTGACGCGAAGACCTACGCGGTCGTGGATGGCAAGCGTGTCGAGGTGCCGTTCGCGGTGTGCCGGATGTGCCGCGAGCATGAAGCGGAGTGCCGGTGAGCCTCGTCGTCGACAAAGAGAAGACCGCCGAGGCTCGTAAGCGAGCAGGCAAGTCCGACCTGGATCGGATGTGGTGGAACGCTCCGAAGGCAGACGCAGCACGCCGTCTCGCCTCCTGGTGCAACAACATCGAGTCCCAGCAGTGGCAGCAGCGCTGGGACGGCCTGACGTACTTCCGCTACCTCACCGGCCGCTCAAGCGGTCCTGCTTCGTTCAACTACAGCCCGACGGTTAGACCGGGCCGAGCTGGCGTGTGGTCCCGGGCCAGGTTCGAGGCCCCGCACTACAACGTGATCCAGCAGTGCTCCGATGGCCTTGGAGCCAGGGTCTACAAGGAGCGCCCGTTCGTCCAGGTCTGCCCGATCGCTGGGGACTTCAAGGCCCGGGTGAAGTCCACCAAGCTCTCCCGCTGGCTGGATGCGTGCTTCGCGGATCTGGACCTCTGGCCGATCGTGGAGCAGTGCGGGGAGGACGCCCGGACGTGGGGGGCTGGGTTCGTCAAGATCGACGTGGACCCGCTGACCAAGGGCATACGGGCTACTCGGATCATCCGCGACGAGGTGATCATCGACGAGAACGAGGTTGACGCAGGCGGGCCCCGCAGGATGGCGATCCGCATCTTCGCCAACCGCGATGAAATGCTCCTGGCCTACGGGACCAACGACGAGGCCCGGGATGCCATCGAGAACGCCCCCAAGGCAGAATCGGGACTCTACTTCGGGACGGACATCGACTACACCAATGTGATCTGTCTCCGGGAAGCCTGGAGCTTGCCGAAGGGGTCCAAGATCAAGGGGCGGTACCTCCTGACCATCGGGGACCACGCCATCGAGGACAAGGAGTGGATCCGTACCAGCTTCCCGGTGGCGAAGCTGCTGTTCAAGAGCGTGGCTACCTCCTGGTTCGGCATGGGGATGCCGGAGATGGGCCTCGGTCTCCAGAGGGAGATCGACCGGACCATGGCGGCTATGTGGGAGAACAAGCGCCGCGCAGCCTGGCCGCGGATCCTCCTGGCCTCCGGCTCCAACGTGAACCCGGGCAGCCTCGGGGACAAGTCCAACGGGATCGTCAACTACACCGGGACCAAGCCGGATTTCATCTACCCGACCAGCATCCCCGCCGACCTGATGAACGACCTCGAGTCCAACATCCGCCGTCTCAAAGAGTTGTACCGGATGAACGACCAGGCCACGCAGGGACTACCCCGCCGTGAGCTCTCCGGCATTGCCATCGAGAAAGCGGAGATCGTGGACGACGCCGCCCACCTTCCCCAGCTCCAGCACCTCGAGGACTTCGTGGTGGACATCGGCGTTCTGCTCATCGAGGCAGGAGAGCAGGCCAAGCCATCTGTCAAGCTCCCGGGCCGTCGTGTCCAGGAGATCAAGTGGGAGGACGTCCAGCTTTCCAAAAACAGCTACAGCATGCGCTGTTTCCCGGTGGGCAGGCTCAGCAAGGACATGGCCACCCGCCAGAAGCAGATCGACACCTGGTACGCCCAGGGGAAGATCAGCAAGGCCACCTCTATGCGTCTCGAGCAAGTCCCCGACATCGACGGGTTCCTGGACCTCGTCAACGCCTCGGGAGACTACGTCCAGGACACGCTGGACATGATGGTGGAGGACGGGGAATACGAGCCGCCTACGGGCCTGGAAGACCTGACCGCGGCTCATGAAATGGCCCAGTCGCGGTACCTCCAGGAAAAGAAGTTCAAGACCCCGCAGGACCGGCTTGACCTGATCATGAAGTACATCGTTGCTGTCGAGCAACTGATCGAAGAGGCAGGCCCGGAGACCTCGGCAGCGCAGCCGGCGGGAGGAATGCCGGTTGACCCGATGGCCGGCGGAGTCCCCCCGGTAGGAATTCAACCGCCCCCAGGAGCGCCACCGGTTCCAGGGGCAGGGATCGGCGGGGTTCCAATCCCGGCGATGGCAGCGTAGCACCCGCGTATCTCGCACCCTTCGGAGTTACCCATGTCTGAAACGAGCACGGCTACCCCATCGGCAGCGAACGTCACCGACAGCACCTCGGACGGAGGCAGCCCCACGGCCGGTGACACGACCACCACCGGGCCAGCGCCAACCGACCCGGCAAAGACGCTAGCCAACCTGAAGGCCCAGCGGCGGGCAAAGACCACGACGGAGCCAGCCAAGCCAGCCGAGACGGTCACCACGCAGACCGAAGCTCCCAAGCCGACCGAGACCACCACGACGGCGGACAAGGGGACGGCAACCATCGAGATGGACGCCGCAGATCTGAAGCGGTTCACGACGCTATCCCGGGAAAAGCGCGAGCTAGCAGCGAAACTGGCCGAGTCTGAGGCCAAGATCGCCAGCTTCGGGAAGTTCGAGAAAGCCACAGCCCTGGCCAAGGAGGGCAAGCACTACGACGCAGCACGCGAGGCGGGAATCGACGTCGATGCAGCGATTGCCGAGTTGCTGGGGCAGAACCCCAACAGCAACCCGACGGCCACCCAGATCGACAAGAAGCTAGCCGACCGGCTTGACGCCCTCGAGGCCAAGAACACCGAGTCCGAGCAGAAGGAGCAGGCCCGCCAGAAGGCCCAGGAGGCAGCCCAACTCGAGACCGACCGGAAGATCGCGAACAAGTTCGTCGAGGACAACCGCGCCAAATACCCCTTCCTGGCCAAGTCCCACAAGCTGGTCAAACTGGCCTTCGACGACTACCAATCGGCACGGTCAACCCTGGAGGCCGAGGCCGGCAAGCAACTGAGCGGGGCCGAGCAAGCGAAACTCCTCATGGACGCCCTGTCGGTCCACGAAGAGGACTGGGCCAACTCCCTCGGGGACAAGAAGCCCGATGCCAAGACCGAGACTGCGGGGCCAGACGGGAGCGCCCGAGCAGGCGTGACCCAGCCCGCCCCGGTGGCCAAGAAAAAGGTCACGTTCGAGGAACTGAAGGCGGAGCGAATGGCCAAGCGGAAGACCGCCTGACCACGAATCCCCTAAGCAATAGGTCCCGTTAGCACCCCGCGTCCTCCGGCCCTGTCGGCGCCGGACCACTCCGGTACCCGCCTACGGCGGAAAGGACACGGGCCATGGCATTCGCATTCTCAGCTTCGACCGCAGAACTGCTCCGAAACGACCTCGAACGGGCTTACGAGGACATGGCCTTTGGCGGCAACTACGCCGCCCTCATCGGCCTGATGCAGAAGGAGGACTTCAGCGGCGACGCGAAGAAAGTTCCCCTCAAGTACGCCCTGGGCGCTGGTCAGTCGGCAACGGCCGCAACCGCGTACACCAACGCGACGCTGGCCGGACGCGAGGCGTTCATCGTCACGCCGTTCACCTGCCGCGGGTACTCGGTGATCCCGCTGGACCAGGCGGCATTCACCACGGGCGATGAGAACTCCGTCGTCGATCTGCTCTTGGACGAGAGCAAGACCGCGATGGACTCCTGCAAGATGCAGTTCGACCAGGCCCTCGCGGGCGATGGCTCGGGCTGCATCTTCACCGTTGCGGGGAACTCGGGCTCTGGCCCGTACGTCCTGACTCTCGGGACGGTCACCCAGGCCAACCGGATCACGGTTGGCGCCACCTACGTCACCAAGGCCACCCCGTTCGCCGCTTCGCTGGCGTCGGGATCGATCACGGTCACGGACGTACAGCCGCAGACCAAGACCATGACGGTCACGGCCAATGGTGGATGGACCCCGACCAATGGCCACGTCGGTGGGTTGCAGGGAACGGTTGCCGCTTCGACGGCCAACCAGGTCTGGCCGGGAATCCCCGGCTGGATTCCCCCGGCCGACTCTCGGCCGGTCTCGAGCACGCCGTTCTTCTCGGTGGCTCGGAACACGTCCGAGGCGAAGCTGGCGGGGCTGTACCTGGCCCAGGCTGGCCTGGGGCCGCTGGAGTCGATCAACCAACTCGCCTACGCCATCGCGGACATCCCCGGCGCGAAGCCGGACCTGTGCGTGATGTCGTTCAAGGTGCTGGGTCGGATCGTCGCCCAGCTCCAGACCCAGCGGCGCTACGTCGAGGGGTCGGTCCAGGGTCCGGGCATCTCGGTCTTCTACAAGACCGTGCGGATCGCCGGCCCCATGGGTGCGGACAGCATGGACCTCCTGGGGTCCTCCAACTGGGACGAGGACAAGATCGCGGTTCTCGACAAGAGCACCTGGGTAATCGCCTCCCCCGGTAACAAGCCGTTCGTTCCTGACTCGGTGGACTCTTCGCCGATCATGAACGTCCCCGGCACGGGCAACGCCCTAGCGGCGTACCGGGCGCAGGCAGTCGTGTACTGCAAGGCCCCGGGCTTCAACGGCATGATCACGCTGTCGGCTGGTTAAGCCATGCCGAACTACACGCCAAGCCAGGACTCGGCTGACTCCCAGATCGGGATTCAGCGGCTGTACTTGCAGTTCACGGCAACCACGGCCGGGGCGGTCC